ATCTGATCAAGCAAAGCTAGTAAGGTTTGGCTAGGCTCCTTATAAGGAAGGGGCATAATGTTCTCGCGGATGCTACCTGATGGTACATCTACGTCCTTCCACTCCCCCGGCTCTATTGGAGAATCATCGCCTTTAATGCGTAGTCCACGGGATTTTAGACCCCCCGGAAGGTTGGCTAGGGTACCAGCGTCCACCAATTGCCGTATAAGCGAAGTTCCCGCTCTAGCGTACCCACCTATTATATGTATCAGTCCAAGGCCGTAGAAGCCAAATCCGGGGACATATACGTAATGTACAAAATGCTGACGCTTCAATGTAAGCGCATCGTCCTCATTCCAGTTACGGCGGATAGCGAGTATCTCGTTGCTACCACGCTCTATTGTGACAACGTAAGGCTTGGCTATATCTTCCTCATCATCTACACCTTCAATAACAAGGTCTGCATGAATCTCGTACATAGCATAGCGATCATCGTCAGTAAGAGAGAACCCGCCATCTTCGGCTTTCTTCTCTTCGATGTCAGTATGGAACGTTTGGGGTTCGCCTAGGTCTATATCACGGTAAAACCCGTTTACCTGTAGCTTGCGTAGGTCGTTCTTAGTCTTACGCATGATGTGTGTAACACGTTCAGCAGACTCTATATTAGAGCAGCCGTAAGGCACGATAACGTCTTCTGCGGGGATGTAGATAGCGGTCTGTCTACCTAGGTTAGGATCGAAATAAACCTTCTTAAATGCTGATCCTGCGAGTCCTAGGCTATATAGCATACGCTCGTGTTCTGGGCGATACTCAACCATGTTCTCAGTAAGCTGATAATTCATGTCGGCTTTTACGCGTTCTGCCGCTTCATCTTTTTCTTTAGTCTCGGAACCTAGAACTTTTACACGAACTGGCCCTGCTGCGGGGAAAGTCTCACTCATTGTCTCGGCTTGGAAACGAATAGCTGCTTCTGCTAAAACAGTAGAATGTACACCACAAGCGCCTTCCCAAGGGTTTGTACGCTCTTCATACTTAAAACCAATAATATCAAGACCTTTAACGTATGTGTCAGCCCAATCTTTTCGGCTGTCTACGTCTGAGTCTACTAATTCTATAAGATCATCTGCTAGAGTTGCTAGATAGTCTTCATCTAATTCTTCTGCAAGGTTACTATCAAAGGCCATCATGTCTAATGAGTTACCTTCAGGGATCAGTGTAATCTCTACACTACCGTCAGACAGAGTTACCATCTCAGGATCGACTATCTCGATCTCTAAGTCAGCTTCCATTAGCTCGCCTTCTTCTGCCTCTTCGTCTAGTTCTTTGTCTAGTCCTTCAGGAGCAGCGTATAAACCTTTCTCAATTGCCATGATTTAACCTCTTAATAGTACCCAGTTCCTTGCCGTTTGAAATATCGTTGTTCTTCTAGTTCATCGGTAGGTAGTCGTATAAACCCGCCCTGCCTAAAGCGCATTAGCGCCATTACAGTCGAGTCCACTAAGTCATCATTACTCATAAATGGGAATCCAGCTATCTCTTCTACGACTTCTTCAGCCCATCGAGTTTGCGGAACCCAACATAGTCCAGACGCTACAATATCAGATACTGCGTTTAAACGCGCTAGTTTATCACCAGAACCCCTATGTGGGGTATATTCAGACACTGGTAGACCCATTCTCCGCATTTCTTGGTATAACGCAACACCTGAACTCTTTTTCTCTACAATGAACGAATCCGGTTCCCAGTCAGCATACTCTTGCATTGCCAGCTCTTTTAGCTCATGGAACTCTATACGCTGCTTAATACTATTAAGTAAGATGATATTATACGCATTGTCGTCCTCATTATAAAACACCCCCCATGTAGTCAGCGCAGTATAATCCGCTCGGTTGTGCTTCTCTGCCGCCGAGTCCAATGACATAATTACATATTCACAAGCCGGAGGGTTCTCCTCCCCCCACCAATTCCACCACTCTCTTTTTACTATAGATGCTTCTTCGGCGGTGGGCTTTTGCTGATACTGGGCATTCCACTGGAACGTGGGCATTGACGCTTTAGTACGTAACAAAGCCTCTAAGTCAAAGAACTCAGGCCACAGGGGTTTCTCTACCAGCTCTCCTGTCTCTCCATCCTCAATTTCTAGTATAGCGGGGAACTCAATAACCTCAAACTGGTCAGCTCTATCATTTTGAGCCATATCCTTCACTGCGCGGCCTGTTAGGTCGTCCATATGCCAACGAGTCTGGATAATAGCTACCCTACCCCCCGGCATTAGTCGGGTACGAGCACCAAACGTGTACCATTCGTAGGCTTTCTCAAACACCGAGAAGTTACCGCTAATAACGTCTTGCTCAGAGTGAGGATCATCAATAAGCAGTAAATCAGCACCACGACCTGCTAGTGCAGAACCTACACCACAGGCGTAATACTCTCCACCTACGTTTGTATTCCATCTACCTGCGGACTTAGAGTCAACCGCTAGCTTAACAGTAGGAAATATAGCCTGATATTCGGGGGTGGAGATTAAATTACGAACTTTACGACCAAAATCTACCGCAAGATCGGTGGTGTGCGACACCATCATTACTTTTTTGCTCGGATTACGCCCTAAAAACCACGCGGGGTAGAAAATAGACACGAGTTGGGACTTACCATGCCTAGGTGGGATGTTTACGCAGACCCTGTCCTTGTCCCCACGCTCAATTCCCATCAACATATCCGCCAAAATGCGGTGGTGCCTACCTACAATGAAGTCCGGCATCATGGCCTTGCAAAATTCTATCAAGTCATCGTATGCTAGCTGGTTCTGCCTACGTGTAGATAGCTCATCTACTAACCTGTCTATCTCCTTTACCTCGTCGTCGGAGAAAGAATCTAAATTATCCAGCATTTTCTGGACATCTTCCTCGGAGAAGTCGGGAACGGCCTCACTCATCATCATAAAACTCGTCTTCTAGCCCCAGTTCTTCTCCTAAATCTATAACTTCTCCCTCTAAGAGTACTGCATCCTCGGCCTCTTCTTCTACAGGAACTAGCTTTTCCAGTTTCCTACGCAGTTTACTCTTCAGGTCATCAGTAGATTGGTGCGTAATCGTTATCTCTGACTTCTCAGCAAACAACCCTACGTCTGAAATCTTGCCTAACAGCTCCAAGGCACGGATTCTCGTGCGGGGGTCAGGGTTTTCTGTCTCTAGCAACAGCTTATTAGTCACCAAGTGCCTTATCTGTACAGAGGACTCTACTACCGAGCGACCAAATTCAGTCAAGATACTGTTAGTCAGCACTATAGAGGCAGGAGTCAGGGTAGACATGCGGGCAGCACTGGCGATTTTAGATGTTTTATCGGGGTCAGAGGCGTAAGAGGAGGCTAGCTTAGACGCTACATCTTTATCTTCCTTATTAGGAAGCAAGTCCATGCCGTACTCTGCTAAATCAAGTGCGGTATTAGCCGCAGCTTGCGCTCTTTTTTTCAAATCTAGCTTACGCGTTCCCGTAGATAGAGGAACACCTAGCTCAGGTTCTAGGGATAAAGTCATTTACTGGTCGCAGGTTATTCACCGGAGGTGCATATATACCAGAAAAAAAATTTTTTGACAAGGGATTTTAATTTATAGGGGGGGCCATTCCTGTAGTGAGGCCGTTCCCTACTTGGTACCGAGGAATGTAATTTATTTGGCTGTATTGGTATTACATATCACTGGCGGAGTCCCAGTCCACATAGCGGGGCATGGGGGGGCGGTGGGGGTCGTAGAGGCTACCTCTACCCTATCAGTCCTGATAACATGTTATAATGACTTATCAACAGGGCAATACTGCTCTTTGATGTAACATTAACCAGTAGAGGTTACCTCTACCAAAAAAAGGTACTATCATCATGACTACATTTACTTTAAAAGTTCTAGACCAGACAGCCGCTGATACAATTACCGGCTTCCATAAATCAAAGGCGAACGAGGCTGTTGCAGTGGACAAAGCTGAGAGTGCGACCAGTAAGGTTGTGAGTATGCTCGCGGAGTATGGCGTGGATTGTGTCGAGAAGAT